TGCATTAAATATTGCGTCTTTTGTAGCATTCCAAGCTATCGAAGCGGCTACTTTCATATCCGCCCAAACCTTTTTCATCCAGCTTGATAGCGTATTTAGCTTTTCCATAACCCAATTAACTGTTGCCGTCCAAGCTTCCACGATAGCCGTTTTAATCGCATTCCAACCCTCGGATAATATAGTTTTTATTATTTCCATATTGGCAAGAATATCAATGCCCATTAATCCAAAAATACCAACAATAAAGTTCCAAATAAAGTTCCCGACAAGTTCAAAAACTTCTTTTATACTTTGCCATTTTTCAGATATGGCATTGCTTATTTCTTCCATTCTTCCACTTACTGCTGCTTTAATTGACTCCCAAGAAGCAGTAACCCAAGCAACAATTTCTGATACTTTTTCAGAAACCCAAGTTGATATAGCCGTCCACACTTCTATTGCTTTTGCTTTAATCCAATCCCAATTTTTCACGATAAGATAGCCTGCGGCGATAACTGCGCCAATAGCAGCAACGACTAAAAGAACAGGTCCAGTAATAGATGCCCACATTAATGCAGCATAGATTTTAGCGGTAATAAATGCTGCTGTTAATGACTGTATAAACCCAATAATTAATATGATTCCACCACCTAATAGCGTAAATGCTGTAACAAGGCTAAAAATAACGGTAATCGCTGTTTTTGGCCCTTCTGATAGGTTATTAAATATATCAACCAGCCAAGTTAGAATATCCGCCACGCCACGGATAACTGGCTCAAACTGCATACCAATAGATAGCATCAAGCCATCGAATGCCCCGCTCAAAAGCTCAATAGACCCAGCTAAGTTATCCATTTGTGTTTTAGCCATTCTATCCGCCGTTCCTCCAGCCCCTTGCAATTCTTTTGTGTAGTTTGATAACTCATTTGAACCAGCCGCAAGTAATACGTTGATTTCTTGGATTGCTTCCATGCCAAACAACGTTGCCGTGTAAGACATTTTTTGTTCTTGCGTCAAGCCCTGAAAGCTTGTTTCGAGCCGTCTAATCATTTCTGCCAACCCAATAAACTCCCCTTTTGCGTTAAAAAACGATAGATTCAACAAATCCATCACGGCTATCATGCCATCTGTTGGTTTTGTTAACCTTGTTAATGCAGTACCAAGAGCACGGGTAGCGATAGACCCTTGAATACCCGCATTTCCTAAAAGTCCAACAGCGGCAGACGCTTCTTCCAAAGACACGCCAAAAGCGGCAGCCGTAGGCGCAAAATACTTCATCGATTCTGATAACTGGCTCATGTTCACGTTAGAAGATGTTACTGTTGCAGCAAGTACATCAACGACACGGATTGTCTCATCAGCAGTTAAACGGAAACCAGTTAACACGTTTGAAGCAATATCAGCAGCACTAGCCAAGTCTGTATTTGAAGCAGCAGCCAAGTTCATTGTTGCTGGCATTGCTTGCATGATTTCTTTCGCATTAAAGCCAGCCATACCAAGGAACGTCATGCCTTCGGCTGCTTCTTTAGCAGTAAACTTGGTTGTTGCGCCAAGCTCCATTGCAAGCTTTGTCATGTCTTCCATTTCTTTTCCAGCAATGTTTGTAATAGCTTTAACATTGCTCATCTCTTTTTCAAAATCCATGAAGACGCTGACGGACTTGCCAATAGCCGCTACACCAGCAATGCCCATTGCTGTCATGGCTGCGCCTACTTTTTTGCTCGCATCCAAAAACTCCGTATTTACGTCTTTAAACTTTTTACTTGTTTCCTCAAGTGGTTTAGAGATTTTATCTACTAATTCTAGTACGACATCAAGATTTGTGTTTGCCATAAGATTACTTCTTCATCTTACCAGCTTTTTTACTTTCTCGCTCATCTCGCTCGGCTTGGCATTGCATAATATAGAAAAATGCTTCCATACGAACAGAATCGTATTTTTTCCAGTCTAAACCAAACTTTTCTGACATATAAAAATCACGGACTTCGTTATAGCCCGTAATTTCTTTTGTGCTGTTAGTTACAATTATACGCCTGATGCAAGCTCTTTTTTTTTGTCTAACCCGTATTGCGACATAACTTCACCCTGCAACGTCATAATGGTTGCTACGTCAAGGTCGCCAACAAGTTCAGGCTTATACGCAACGGGGTTGCCTTCATCATCAAGAATGTGCCAATCGGTGATTGCTTTACGCAAAATGTTCATGGCTGTTTCAAGCTGTTGTTGCTTGCTTTCATTTTCTACGTTCCCAATCACGGATTGAAACTCAGAAAAGGAAAGGGCTACACGAATATCCACCCATTCCCCCCCGCCAAGCTCAACTCGGCGGGTTTTCTTAGAAGCAATGCGAGACATACTAGTAGCTCAAAACGTCGTTAATTAACAATGCCTTGTGCGAGTATCCAGACGTAGCAGAACGGTAAATATCGAAGCTGATTTCTTGGTCAAGCAATGCGTCCTCTTCTACGGAAGGGTTAAACGGTTGGAATTGTACATTCGGCACACGCCATTCGATAGAATTGTAAAGCGTGGACGTGATAAGTTCGCCCGTGTGCTTGATATGCAATGCGGTTGGCGTTGCACTACGAGAACGCTCGATAAGGCTGTTATTTTCGTAAGCAAGCTTAATGGAGCCAGTACCAGAAAGCTTTTTCAGGTGGTTCTTAACAGGGAAGCGATTTACTAAGTTTAAGCCGTTAGCTGCATGGCGGTTTTCCATTTCATTTTCCAAGCCAAGCTCAAACTCTTCAACGGAAGCGGCAGAAGCGGTAAGAGCCAAAGTAGCCGTGTTAGCAAGACGAGCAACCGAGCCGCCAATCCAAGAAAACTCTTTGCCGATGGTGTACGTTGCCGTTTGTGGTGCAAGAACAATCAAATCGCCAACGGCAAGAGATGTTTCGAGGTTAGTAACCGTAAACGTCGTTTCAGATGCAACAGTGCCCAAAGTATGCGTCTTAACAGATGCGGCGGAAAAATCAAGGAACGCACCCGTGGAAGGACGAAACACTTTAATCGTATCTGCGGCAATAAGACCCGTCGTTTGGTCTACGGTAATGGTTTTTGCACCAGCACCAGACGTTGTAATAGCCGTTACCGTTGCGTGCTTAAACTCCCACAAAGCCATCACGCCAAGCTCGGCAGTCATGATGTTGTCTTCGTGCGTAATAGAATTGAGAGCATTAAAGCGCAATCCACCGTAGCGGTATGCACGGTCATCATAGCCAATCTCTACCGTAAACGTAGGCAAGCTATTCTGTGGTGCTTTAAACTCATGTCCAAATACTGTGCTTGCGTATGTTCCAAGTGTTGCGGTAAATCCAGACGTCCCACCAGTAAGCGTTTCACCAGCGACAAGCGTTGGGATAGGCGAGCCAAGCGTAACAAGAACATAATCAAGCTCAGCAGATACCGCAATCACCGTAGCCGTATCTGAGGACGTCCCACCAGTAAGCGTTTCACCCACGGTAAAAGTTCCAGTAGCACTAGAGATAGGGAGATACACACCCGTAGAAACTGCGCCGTATACACCCTTCAAGAAGTACCCAAGTGTTTTTGGCTCCATCTGAATACCAATAGTCCCGCTTGGTGCTTCGATAAGGTCTTTTACGGGGTTAATATTCAACGTACGGTTGCCAATAATAGACGTTGAAGGATTCGTTTTGTACTGCGTTACAATATCAAGACTTGTAAAAGGGAAAAACACGGCTGGCAAAACGGCAGTTCCAACAGTTACTTCACTACCGATAGCCGCATACATTTGACGAGAGTACATACGTTATTTTTTGGTTGATTTAATAGTTTTAGGTTCTTCTTTAACTTCCTCTTTATATTCTACCGCTTGCAATCGCTCAACAAGCGTGTGTGCTAGTTGGTCAGGCAAGCAATAAGTTTCCCCTTTTAGAAACATCGGCATTGATGGAACAAGGCAATCAGCAAGCATGGTAATTTTCATACGCTGTTATTATAGCATGATTTATGCTTTACGAGTAAACGTATCATAAGCATCAAACGTTACTTCTGCGGCTACAAATAAATCAACCCCGTTTAGTTCAGGCTCATAATTAACGGCGATATTATTAATATAGATATAGCTTGTACCTCGTAAGTTTTGCTGGCGGGATAAAACACCGAGAACAGTATCAAGTTTTGGTGCGCCATCTGTATCCCGTTCGCCAATAATATTGCTAAGGGTGTTTTCAGAAGCTACAAGACCGCTAGTAAGCCCTGCTGTACTCAAGCTTTTTACAATGTTTGTAATCACCAAAACGGATATTGTGTACTTGTAATAATCGGTTGTGGTGCTTCTTCGGTTATCAAGCGATTCAGCTTTACGCTTGACGATACACACAGGCATTTGCGCATTAGCTGGCAATCCAATATTGCCCGCATAATAAGCAGCGCACCTTGTTGTCATGGCAGTTGAAAGCAAGTTGCGAATCTCTACTACAACGTCGTTAATCATACGGCAGATTTATTTATAGACTTTTCAATAAACTCTTCAATGGTGGAAGCCGCCTTATTTACCACTTGAGGCGTTATTGCAAGCATAGCACGTTTTGGAGCTTTACCGCCTTTTTGGTGGTATTTAAAGTACGGCACGGGGTTAAATATGCGCAATTTAGTTGTAGATACCTCTTTTTTAAAGCCTTTTTGCATTCTGCCAGTCCAAACAAGCGTTTGTGCATTAGACGCTGGTGCTTGCCTGTAATAACCAGAACGGCGAGCACGGGCAAGAAGCGTTGAATCGGCAAGCCTTTTCCAACTTTGGTTTATTGCTCCCCCTTGCGTGGTAAATACTTCGCCACCGTAAAACTGCAAAAGGTCTACGCCAAGCGTATCTAGCGGACGACGAAAATCACGAATCTCTTTCGTTAAGTTCGAAAGCGTTTTTTGAACGCTTGTTGATTCAAAAGATATGTTGATTTGCATTTAGTAGACGTCGTTCATGGTAAAAAGCCGTGGTGCGTGTGGGTCGGCGTCGGCTTCTCGTGATGCGGTTGTTGGGTAAAAAGTAGGTATTTGCGTAGAAGAACGCCCATATTCAGCCCCAGAATCATTTACAAGCTTTACTTTCCCGCTTGCAATCTCATCTAGGGTATCTTGCACCACTTTTAAACGGCGTTCCCATCCCTTATCGGTATCTTGGGCTTGCTCGCTATACTGTGCCATCAGCATTAATACCGTAGACATTTCAAGCGATAGCATCTCAATCAGTTTTGGCGTAGAAGCAACGCCAGCAACCGCAAGTGGGATTGTATACCGTTGCGCAATTTTGGCGTTGATTAAAGCATCTGCATAAGTGATTTTTGCTTCAATCACGGCATCAGCAACAAGCGAAGAAGAAGTAAAACCAGAATTAGTACGAACATTAGAAACAGAAGTATACGGCATATAATGCTAGTGTATCATGTCTTAAATGGTTTGCCCTCTTTTAACGCATCAACCTGTTTTTGTGCGTATGTGGTAATGCCACCGCCAAAATACTCTAAGTAGTATTCCCATGTTTTTATGGCGTGGCGCACGCTGTTGTTATCTACCCAATATACACTTGGGCTTTTATCGCCTTTTACAAGAGTGTTCTTTTTCACTTGTGGCGCAAGCATGGAAAGAAGACGCTCTTTTGAAAAGCCCTTGCCAGCACAATTTGGCTTTTTGGCAAAAATCTCGCTGTGCAAAATAATGTGGTCGGCATCTACTGGTATGCCCCATTTTTCGCAAATCTTCTGCACAAGAAACGCATCAGCTTCATATTGCGCATCCGTCCATATGTGTCCAGAACGCCCTTCATGCTCAATAGATATGGTGTAGTTGTTAGGGCTTACACGGGCATTAATAAGCTTCCATGTAGGCTTGTCAATTCGCCCGTTAGCCCAAGCCGTATCTTCCTCGGCTACCCATTGCACAATTTCACCCTTTTTACCTACCCCATAATGCGTCGAGGCTTGGCTTTTGGGGTTATTAAACCACGCTTCTGTGCCTGATAAGCTCCCGTCCATGAGATGAATCACAATAGCAATAGGCTTATGTGTTCTTCCCTTGGTAAAGTTGATTTTAAGGGGTTTTTGAGTGATTTTCATACCTTGATTTTACCACAAAAAAGGAGTATAATATAGCTAGCTTATGAAAAAGCCCCCTTCCCAAGTATGGGAAACCGTGCTATTATTGTGTGGACGCCTACAAGCGTTACACAATTTTTGGGAACACAGGACGGCTTTTTCACGCACGAACGTCTCTTAGGAGGCGTTTTTGCGTATTTATAAGCAAACCTTTGCTTGGAATGGTCGGGCGCATCCTGTGAGCCACCCTTGCAATCCCCTAAAAAGGGAAGCCCAGTTAAATCACGGGAAGGGTTCGCCTTGGGGCATAGGCACGTTAATTGCCCCCGTCGTAAGCTAGTACTACTGCTTACACAATAGAACCCCGTGCTTGAACATTATGCGCAAATCTTGGTGTTCAAGACGTACCCAATCCACGCTAAGGCGTGGCGAGGAGAGCAAGAAAACAAGGGTCGAGCTATCGATATACCCTTGGAGCAAACCTGTATCGTACGGGCTAGGGGATTATCGTCGAAGCTAAACAATTAACCAACTGTTCATTATGTTCATTTTCATTTGTATCATTTGCCAAGTAAAAAGAATATCTCCATTAAAGAATGGGATGTGTGAGATGTGTGCTTTTAATGCAAAGAAAGACCAAAACACAAAAGCGAGGCTCGCATAACCTCGCTCGGTGGCTATCCCTTATAGGAGAAGAAACATCCTAGATTGTATGTACTTCGGAAGGGATGGCAGGGGTGGGACTACTCGGCGGCAGAATCCTCTGAAGGCAATTTTGAATCTTCCTCGGATACAGGATTCGCCTCTTCGACGGCTGGAGCTTCCTCTACGACTTCAGGTGCTACCTCTTCAGCGACAGGAGCTTGCGCTTCCTTTGCCTTACGGTCAAGCACAGCGGCAATAGATGCCTCTACCGTAGACGTTGGGTGCTTTTCCAATTCGAGAACAAGCTCGTCCTTAGTTACACCGTTTGCGTTCAGGTATTCTTGAAGCTCGGTTCCTACGCCGTGGGCGTTAAGGTCAGCCCAGTTCCATTGAACGAAAGAAAGGTTTTCCATAGTTGATAGTTTAGTGTAAATAGTAAACCCTAACCGTTTTTATTGTACCACGCTTAAAAGGTAATGTCCCCTTTTGCGTTTAACCGCCCGTAAATAGCAAGACCTACACCAACCGCCCCAATAATAGCGGAGATAAGTTCTATGATAGCTTCAAGTTCTTGCCCACCAATATTGATACCAAGAAGACCAAAGACCACGAGAAGACTAGGCACGAGAGCAAGAAGCGAGCCACGCACCGTTTTAGAATCCAACCAATGTTTAGTCATAAGTTTGTTTGATTAAGGTGTGTTTTAAGTAGCTTTGTCATGTGTTGCGTTACTTCCGTGTTTTGCTGCACATTCCTTTCAACTTCCTTTAGAACGTCGGTGTGAGCTTGCATATTCTTCGAGACAATAGACAGGGCTTCCCCGTGTTTATCGAACATATCAAGCACTTTTTTTAGTAGTTGCACGAGGAAGTAACACACAATCCCAACTGCTACGACTGCGCCAAGAGCGGGACCGAGGTTTGCAATATCTCGAAGAATCGTTGACTCCATAGGCTACGAAACCATATCACGCACCAACGAAGGAGCAGTAAGACGAATATTTTTTGCCAACCAACATTCTAGCAACAAATCTGCGCTTCCTGTGTTGCCAGTCAAAACAGAGCGGAACGTAAGAAGACGGCTTGTAGAACCACTGGTAAAAGATACCGTATAATCCGTCCAATCTGTCGTTGTTTTTATTGCACTAATGCTATTTACAACGGCTTGCGTTCCCGTTCCAGTTCTTTCTACGAAAGAAGCGATTACACCGCTAGAATCGCCTGAAACATACTGTGTTTTAAGACGGAAGGTTCCAACGTATGCCGTAGAAGGCTTAATTTGCGAACATTGCGCTAATCCAGCCCCAGATGTGGTTAAGGCTGTTTGTAGGGTGATTCTGCTGTTTACACCAACGGTTGCGTAATAAAGCGAAGGCGAGCCGTCATAACTTTCTTGCTCGTCAAAGAATGCTTCAACGCTGTTATCTAAACCAAAAACCGCAAACCCTGAACGCTTATCTGTTGCGCTTCCTGTTGCACTTCCATCAATCCAGTTTGTTGCCGTTTGTGGGTCAACAAATGTTGGCGTGTAAATAAAGCTTGCGTTTGCGATAGTTACAGAGCCAACATCTTGACGCAAAACCGTACTAAGAGAGCGGTCAAGACTTACAAGAGGACGAGCTTTCGTTGGTGCATAAGAGCTATTCCATGTCGTGATTGTTCCAAGACTGCCAAGCGTGCCGTTGGTGGCATACTGCGAGCCATCAGCAAGCGTGCTTCCGCTGCCTTCTGTCATGCGCAAGTCCAAAAGCGTGCCAGCGATGAACGCATCAGACATGATGCCGTTGTAGTAGCGGTTTTGGTGTTCGGCGAGCGTTGGGAGCGTCGTGTTCAGAATAGGGCGGTAGATGTAGCCATTGAAGGTTAATCCCGTTGCCCCCGTGAAGTAGCCTCCGATACGAAGGTCTTGCGTAGTTACGCCCATGGTTCCAGAGATACCCGTGATAGTTTCGGTTAGCTCTTCGCCGTTGAGGAATAGCTTGATAGCCGAGCCGTCATATCCAGCTTCTAACAGGTTCCACTGGTTCCAGATAACACGGCGTGATTTGGCTGATGTCGCAAGGTTACGAACGACGCCTCCAATAATGGAGAACCACTTAGGCGAGCCATCTGCGCCAACAGAGACAAAGTAGGAGTTTGTCGCCCCGTTTTGGCTTTTGTCCCACACAACAAACTCTTTTGGCACGCCTACTGGATACAACCAAGCAGAACAACAGACGCTATCTGTCGGGTTAAGGTTCGCTGCGTTAGCAACGGTAATAGGAACCGCTCCATCCGCTCCACTGATTCGGATGGAATACGGTATGTCCCGAAGAGTGAAGCGAGGCATAGGCTAGATAACAGGCTCAACGTCAGGGAGGTCAGCGGAGGCGATAGGCGAGCCTACAAGTCCAGTTGGGTCGATAGCAAGCGGTTCAGGCGTAGGAGCCATATCCGTACGAGCAACGCTTTCGAGGTACTCTACGAACGCTTTTTGCGAAGGGAAATCGCCTAGTCCTTCGATTGTTTTCGTTTGGCCGTTAGCGGTGAAGGTTACGGTACGGTTCGCAAGGTCAAGTGCGGTGATAGTAATCATAGGGGAAGATTAACGGCTTGTGTTAACAACGAGACGGTCAGCAGCAGAAGTAACACACACGACACCGTTTGCCATAGTAGCGCCTCTAAACTCATGCCATCCTGCAACCGTACCAATAGGGAGAATCCACGGTGTTGTGCCAGAGGCGGCAGAAGCGTTGTCGTAGAACGTTGCGGTACCAGTAAGAGCTACTTCGACGTAGACCCCATTCAGGCGTCCGCTTGTGTTACGACAGACGGTCGTCGTAGCAGTAGTGATACGGGTGGAACCCCCTCCATCAACAACGTGCAATACGTCTCGGTTGTCATCTTCACCCCGTAAACGTTCAGGGATAGCAATAAGCGAAGCAAAGTACCCAATTGTTGCACTAACAGACGTGCCAGCATCTTTCTTTTTTCCGCGTCCTTCGCCCGTCAAATGGTTGATGTAATATTCCCCATTCGCCAAAAGAGCGTCTTCTTTTGGGTTTACAAGCGTGTCAAACGTAGCAGAGCTACCCAGAACAACAGAAGTATTGCCGACACCACCAATATCAGCACCCGTGTTTGATGCGATTGGACGTACAGGAATATCAAAATCCACGACGGAACCAGCCGCACCAGAAGGAATTGTGATTGTAAGTGTTGCTGTCTTTTTAATGGCGGAAGCGTTGCGAGTGTAAGATTGATTTTGAGCGGGAATAGTTTTGTTTGGTTGCATAGAAGATATTTAGTAATGCCTTCATCCCGTCGCCCCATAAGAGGCAACGAGTGAAGGCACTAGTTATTAGTAGCCCCAAACCTGTACTGAGAGCGTGGACGTTCCTGCATCAAAGGCGGCTGTTGAAGAAGTGTTGCGGTAAAAAACCGTTGCACTATCCGTTCCAGCACGACAAGCGAGGTGAACCGTGGACGTAGTAGAGAGCAAATCCCCAGCCGTAGCATTTACGCCACAATGGGAACCAGCTACTGCGCCTGTTACGGTAACAACCGTTGTTGTAGCACCATTAGCTGCGATTGAGTCAGGGTTAACCGACAATGTAGAACGATAATGCGATGCAATCGTCGTTCCAGTAGAGCCAATTTTCAACCCTGCAACCGTAGCCGTAGCAAGAACCGTCAACGCCCCAAATACTGCTAGACCACGCTTGTAGAAAGATGGAGTTGCCATATTTGGGTTTTAGTATTAGACGGCAGCTTTAATAAGGTAAGCAAGCGACGCATCCATGATGTTTTGGTCGAAGCTGTACGAAACACGCACAACATTAGCTTTAATAGCTTCTTCAACACGAACATCAACTGAGCGAGGACTATCAGAGAACGTGTAGCCAAACGATGCACGAAGCACGGAAGGCGTAGACGGACGGTGCAATGCCCAGACGTTACCAGTCCAAACTGCATCAAGGTCATTCGTTTGACCTTCATCAGAAGCCATGTAGGAAGAAGAGCCAACAATCACGTCTTCAATCTTGAAGAAGCTCTTAAGCCACATGGTCAAAGCGTCGTCAGATGGGTTGCCCATGATTCCCGTGTACTTCAACTGTTCACGAACAAGTGGGTGGTCTTTAAGCTTATCGAACGCATCTTCACAGAACACGAGAACGTTAGGGCGAAGACCAGACGAAGCCTTAACCGTGTTAATAGCCGTACGAATGTTAGCGATTGGGTCGCTGTTCGTCGTGTCAGACCATTGCGACGTTCCAGAAAGGGTTGTGTTTTGCGTGATAATAGCCGTGTTTGCAAGCGTCGTTGCAAGAGCAAGTTCTTGGTTAACCCAGATGTTATCCATCAACACGCTAACTGCATCTTCTTCGGGATTGTAAGGCGCATCAAAGTTCTCATAAAACTCAAATGGCACAATCTTTTCAGCAGAACGCTCATCACACGAGTAACTGCCCATGGAAACAGAGTAGTCGACCGAGTGTGCTTGCGTTCCAGGAGCACGGAAAAGCTGACCAGAGTATGCACGGAAGTTTTCCTTGCCAAACTTAGCAAACTTTCCTGTTTTCTCTTTTACTTGCACGAAAGGCAAGATTTTTTCCGCAATATAATTGTCATTGCGGTAGCGTTGCGCAACGCCAGACAATAGTTTATCAGTGCGCAATTGGTTGATTCGAGGGTTCATATGATTATATCAGATATTACGCATCAGTTGCCTCAACTTCACCGTGGCAAACAAGAACCGTGATAAGGTCATCAGCCGAGCCATCACACAAAGCTTTTGCGCCGTACTCTTCACCAGCCGCATCACATACTTCACCAGTAGATGAAGACGTAGACGTAAGAAACTTACCAAAGGTAACCGTTTCTGCGATTTTGAGCTTAGACACACCAGAGATGCGAACGGTTGCAACTGCGTCAGCAGAAGAACCGTTAGGTGCATTCTGCAAGATTCCCAGAGGTTTTTCGTTTGCTCCACAAGCTACAACCTTGCCATCAGTAGCATCACGCTTTACGAAGCGGTATTGCAATGAAGAAAGGTCAGCGTCCGTTGGAAAGGAGATATCAATCGCCCCAGCATTGGTTACAAAGCTGTCAGTTTTTGCCATATATTATTGGTTATTTTCAAGTTGCGTACGAGCTTTTTGCATAGCTTGTACGATGTTTAATTCCTTGTCTTTTGCCATAAGCTCATCAGCCAAGGCAAGCACCTTTTCTGCTTTTTCTTCTTCGGTCAAAGCAACGTTTGCCGTTTGCGAAGCGTCAGCCCCACGAGTAGCAAAGTCTACTGTTTTAACCTTCAAAGCAAGCTCTTTAAACGTTTTGCGCTGTTCTTCACTCAATGTCTTCATGAAAGAAACAACTGCATCAACGTCCGTGTCGAGAAAACCCGTAGCAAGTCCTCCCTTATCGGAAAGAACAAGGCTTGTCTTCACGTCTTCGGCTAAGGTCTTCACCTCTAGCTGTTCTTTAATGGCGTTAAACTCGGCAAGAGAAACGACATTTTGCTTTTCAGCAAGAGCCTGCGTTTCAGCTTGTGCCTTTGCTTCGGCTTCGGCTTTCGCCTCAGCTTCCGCCTGTTCTGCCTGCTTTTTTTCGAGGTCTTCTACCTCTTGCGTAGAGGCTTCAACCTCTTCTGCTGGCACTTCGGAAAGAAGAGAACGGGCAAATGCTACGTCTTGTGCCGTAAGCTTTTCTCGTTGCTTCAAATCCGTGAGGTATTTTTGAAACATAATATTGTTTAAGAATAACTGCCTGCCCTCTTCGGACAACGAGATAGGTTGTTGTTTTTTGAGTGCTGGCGTGTTCGTAAGAGCCGCCCCGATAAAGACATTGGAAACGAGAATGCCCGTTTCACAATGTGGGTATTGGGGTGCAAGCTCACTTGATACGAATTTGTAGAGCTGTTTTTGAATCATCTCTACGCCAAGTTCTGTCCAAGCGACGTTCGCCATCAGGCTAGAACCTTTAATATAAAGATTCTTAATCCATCCAGCCGCTTTACTCCCACGATTATGCTCTAAGTTCACTTGGATTTCCGTGCCGTATACGTCCGCTTCAAAGTTGCGAACGTAATCTTCGAGCATGGAGCTTGTGATTTCGAGCATTCTATCTTGGATAACGCCAGCACGTAGCACTTCAATATCGCTAATAGCCCCGTTTTCTTCGAGGTTAACAGTGGAAGTGAAGCGCAATGTTTCCGCCGTCTTTTCGATAAGGGCTTGCGGCATATTAAGCGATAAAGCCTTTTTGACGGAAAAGGCGGACTAATCCTTTGTTCAGCGCAACGGATTCACCCTTCTTATAAGAAGTGCCGTCATGCAACACGTTTAAAAGCATTGTGTGCATAACGACTTTTGGTTCTTCTTCAACTTGGGTTACTTCCTCTTCAACTACTTGCGTTTCTTCAACTACTTCTTCTTGCACGTCAGTTTCGACGGCGTTTCTTGGTGTTCGTGGCATAGCACTTTTATTATAGCAGATTTAAAATCTTTCGTTTATTTTTTCTTGCGCATCTTTCGATACGTCATTAATTGGCTTCTTCACTTGCTTGAAGGAATTGATGACTGGCACGCCTTCGATGGTCTTAAACCGACTTGTAATATTCTTTGGTATGCCTGTAATTTCAGGCTTTTCTTCGTCTTTTTCGAATATAGCCGTCCAAAATCCACGGCAATGCGTATGTACAAGTTCTAATTGTGCCATAGGGTCGTCAGGCTTTACCACCCGCTTATCAAGAGATAAACACATGGCACACGTTCGGCTGTCTAATACTTCAGAACGCTGAAAGGCAACAATATCTGCACGAAACTTGTTCAAGATAGACGTACGCCCACGGTTTAGATATTCGCCTGTAATCGTGCCAGAGACGTTTGCAATAGCTTTGCTTGCTTCTGCTTTCATCTCATCCCGTAATACAGATAGCACGCCTTGCGCCGTAGCCCCTGCAACAATGCCAGCTTGGATAATAGAGCGAGCGGAAGATTCAAGGCTTGAAACATACGTTTCAGCGATGATTTCGCTATCTGTACTCATGATTTGCTTGTCTAGCGTAGGAATAGGCGGTCTTCCTGTTCCCGTATCGTATCCAGCTAGACGTGCTTCACGGAGAGCAAGACCAGCCCCTATGCCGTAAAACGTGCCAACGGCTTTGCGTATGGTAGACTTGGTACTTCCACGGATTAACAAGATAAGCGCAAGAATTGTCGCAACGTCTAACACCGTATTGTTTTTTTCTAGGCTTTTTGTTACACGGGCAATTTCATCCCGTGTTATTTCAACCATCTCTTCTTCAAACTGCTGTGATTGTTGGTTCAGTTGCTCGTTAAGTCGCAAGAAGTCCGTGCGCTCTTCTTGGAAGGTAAGCTTTCGAGGCAAGCGAAACTCGGATAGTTCTTGAAGAGCTACTTTTGATTTACGGATTTTTGTATATTTAGGTGCTTTTGCTTGGCTCACAAGCATTTCCTGCCTTCTTTTCAATTCCTTTGTTTTTTCTATGCGTGCCTGTAAGCGTGCTTTTCTTTCTGTATTGGCTGTTGTCCCTAATAATGCGCCCATTTTAGCAATAAGCACGTCATACTGCTGTATTTTTGCCGTCGCAATGGCAACTTTGTTAACTTTTTTTATTTGTGCCATACATTATTCTTGCTCTAGTGGCTCTTCTTCATCTGCTTCAATTTCCTCTTCTTCATCAACGCCTAAGCGTGCAAGCTCGCTTTCAATTTCGCTTTCTGCCAAGGATTCCATGCGGTCTTGCGGAATAGCAGGAAGGTTAAAAATTGAATGGATATGCTGTTTAATATCAGGTGTAACGTCAAGAAGATTTGCACCTACAAGGCTAGAAAGGGTAGATGAAAACTCTTGGTAGTCTACTTCGCCAAGTGGTGTGTGGTGCAATTCAGGGTATACTTTTTGAACGCCAAAGTTCAGGTCGACAATACGGCGAATCACCTGTTTTTCAATCTGCTCTTCTGTATATTTGATAATATCCGTACAAACATTCAGAAAAAAGGAAGACTGGTCTCTTGATAGAGCAAACGAGCCACCATCACCGCTTCCAAGAGAAAGGAAGGTGGCTAGTACAGACATAAGAATCTGCACGTTGTGATGTTGTATTTGCTGTTCGATAGCTTGCCCTTGTGGGTTACCGCTTGGCGTTTTTATTTCAAACGTAAAGCCATGTGGCAAAACGGCAAAAGACCGTTCATTAGAGCTAATATTCTGCACCATCTCTTCGGCTTGCGCACGTTCTGAATCCCCAGAATTCTCAGGGAGCGTAACAATAGGCACGCCCACGCCGTAGCGTTCAGCCGCAATTGAAGCGATAGAATAAAGCCCGTTTTTGTAGTACCAATGCTTATGCGCTGCACGCAAAATGCTTTGTCCTGTTACGTCGTCGCCTTCTTTTTCGTTGGTCAAAATAAGCAACTTTTCTGCTGGTATTTCAACCTCGTATTGCTTTACTTCATCCGTAAGAAGACGTTGCACAATGCCAAAACGCCCATCTTTTAACTTCCAACGTTCAATGGAAGACGGAATGCGTGGCGCAAGGTCTATAAGAACGATACGCCCGTCTCTTTTCTCCCAAATAAGCTCAAACGTGTAAAAACCAAAATCAAGATAAGCAAGAGCCTCACGCAAAAAGTCCTTCCATGTTCTATGCATCCCAAAAAGACACTTCTCTACAAAAGCGCGGATTTCCTCGCCTTTTGGTGTTGTGTCTTCTGACTCGACAGACCATTCAGAACGAAGAATAGGCGACTTGATAGCCGTCAGAAGCCCACGAATAGCCCCGTCGCCACGTCGCATCTTCTCGATGGTATCGATACGCTTTGTGCCACGAAACTCATTTGAGTATTCCTCATAAAACATTCCAGAATAGCGATGTGTACCGCTATCACCAAGAACCTGCGTAAGATTTTGCAAGGTTGCTTTTGTTACTTTGTTTTCGTTGTTTGGCGTGAGCGGATTTACAGAAGGCATAGAGAGCTAGAATATTTTGGTGCGTATATTTCCCATTACAGTATTATTGTATCTTGTTTTCGGCATTAGCGCATTTTTATCACTGTTGCCACCTATGGACTTACGGTTTCCGCATAGCTCAAGCGCACCGATAAGCGAGTCCGCCACGTCGTCATGGTCAAGAATATTCCCACCAAGAAACGTTAATTGTTCAATCATAACTGTCATATCTTGGCGCAAGTGTACTTCGCCACGTTCAAAATCAGGTTCAAACACTTGAAGACGTGCGACCTTGTCTTTCCCCTTTGGCGAACAAGCAACAAGGGGGATGTTCCTATCTCGCTCGTCTATCCATTCCGCATCATGCTCGCTCATGTTTGGCGTATTGAAGTCTAGCTTGTGGGATTTCCAGTCGGCGATAGTTTGATACACGCTTGTTTGCGTCATCACCTTTTCAACGCCTACACGCAACGCCAGCTCTTTATGCCGTAGCCATGCGCGCACAACGTTTTTTGCTTGTTCTAGCTGTGATTCTCTTCCATTTTGGTACTCAATAACAAAACGGTGTGGCGTGGTCTTAGATGCATAAAGTACCGTAATACAATATTCATCTGCCATGCTTGATTCGCCTGCTTGCGGGTCTATGTAGACAAAGGCATGGTATTTATCAGGCGGTGGCACGGTGTAAATACCCTTTTGTATAAAAGAAGGGTTCAATGTAGATTCGCTCATGTTTTTTGCGTCATTTAGATATTCACGGTTAAAAATGCGCGTGCCTAGCTTTTGGCGGATAGCATCAAGCTCGTGCAACGGGTATCGCTCTTCCCAGATAGATTTGCCGTTCTCGATTGCCTTACGAAAGATACCGCCGTGCTTTTCGTAGAATTGTAGCACTTCGGCAAACTCGTGTAGAACCGTACCAATCATCTTTATCTTTGAACGCTCTTTATCTAAGGAAGGGAAGATAACCGAGTAAAGCCACTCGTGAAACTGCGCACGGCGTACTGGCGAGCGTACCATTTCGTCGTCTTCTGCGTCGTCAATAATAGCTTTTGTAGGACGGTGGTCTTTAATGTTCACACCACGCCCTTTCACACGTCCACGAGCAACCACGTTTACGCCGTTGGTGGTCTCAAAATGGGTATTCGTCCATTTGCGCCCCAAAAGGCTTTCAGGGGGTACAAGTTCCCCATATACGGCTATAAGCAGTTCGTTAGACTCTAACTGTGCTTTAATAGCTTCAAAGTGTACGGAAGCGTCGCCAAGAGTGGCTCCAATATACAAAATAACGGGTTCTAAGGCGTAGACAATATCGTGTATGGTATCAATCTTAACCCATGTTGATTTGCCAAAGCCACGAGGAAAGATAATTGCACTATCTTTCTGTGCCGATATTTCACGCACCAAGTCAAGGTGGCAATCGGGTATCTTCGGGTTAGGGAACATATGCGGAAAGAAGTACAACGCAAAAACGTGAAGCATCTTCTTACTTCGCAATGTCCTAAAAATCCATGCTGTTTGTTCTTCTTCGGGGACGGATTTAAGGTCATGCACCCAATCAGCGAAGGAAACAGTCATGCTATTCTTCGTATTTCTTGGCGGTCTTTTCTGCTTTTTCGGTAAGGGAAACCACCTTGCCGTTATGTTCAACAAACTGTTTCATGGCGTACTCGTTACGGAAACGACGCTCTAAGTACCATGCAGCAGCTTGCCACGTTTTAAGAGCCGCTTTACGCACAATTTTGACGCATTGGTCTTTGGCTGTAAGGCGTGCTTTCTTTACGTCCTCGGCAAAATCATCATGTTTTTTAATCCAATCATAAAAAGCATGGTGTGAGATGCCCGACATAATGCAAGCGTCTATGTCAGTATGTCCAACACGAAGATGCTCTAAAACAATATCTCTTTTTTCGGGGTAAATGCTGTTAGAGCCTCGATGTGTGCCGTCTTTTGCTAAGGGCTTTTTGTAGGGTTTTGGCATAAAATATGCATGGAGCGTCAAGGTCGGATTTGCACCGCCCTTTGTATCTTGGAAAGATACCGTGTCGCTATCTACACTTTTGACGCATGGGGATAAGGCTTGCGTAATAATTCTACCTTACTTTTTACATTTTCGTCCAAGGGCATTAGATATTTATGCTTGCCAAGGGTTTTTATTTCTTTTGCATTTGGGTCTACATTTGCTTGAAGCCAACGAAGGTTTTGTGAACCTTTACCGTATCTTGAGTGGACTGTTTTTGGATGAACACGCTTATTAAATATAATATATGCACACTTTGTACCCTCATTAAACAACCCTTCATATACCCAATTACCCGCTTTGTAGACTCCGCCGCTATGTCCTTGGTCTTTATCAGCATAAGAAACTACAAGACGAACTCCAGGGCAATACTTTTTTAAAAACCGCAAAGCAATAGATACAATCTTACTTACTGGCGCATCATGGTTCTTTAAAGCAATCCGTGTTAATTCACAAACTTCTTGCTGAACCAAGCCATAAGGCTTGCCTATATTATTATTTGCACCGTAAGAAAAAATTACTACACCTTTAAAAACATTGTCTTCCCAAACGCCAATCTTTACTAATTTACCAGCGGGTACAGATTTAGAGTAATGGTATCGTGTGCAAGCTAAAACGGTGGCTTGATGCGTTGCCCAACCGACTAGTAGTTTGCTCATGGCGAAAAAATATTGCCACAATCAGGGCATTTTACTTCCTTTTTTTTATCTAGTTTTCCTTGCTCTTCTTCTAATCCTTCACCAAAAGAAGGCAACTGTACGGAAAGAACCTCTCGTAAAAAATCAGAAGGTACGGCATTTTCAAATGATGCGGCATCAACAGAAAAAAGTTCCTCCAAAGCAGCCATATCCCATTGCCCATGATGTGAATTATCACGAACATTCCAAACCTTTTCTTTTTCAATGGGTAAAGATACTTCAATGCATGGCACTTTATCCATCCCTAATTCTTTTGAAGCCAAAAACCTCATATTGCCCCCAATAATAACGCCAAAACGTTCAGGCAAAACATTTACCATTATTGGGCGTGCATGAAGAAAATCAGGGTCAGATTGTATAGACTTTTTTAGTTCTTCTAAACGCTCTTTTGAGATTGAACGGGGGTTATATTCTGCTTGACGTAAGTCTTCAATCTGCCACATCTTACTAGAATATTTTGTGTTGTTCATAAAATCATTTTACCATAAAATCCTGACAAAAGCAGTATAACCATGCTCTAGGTTTTCCGTCCACTTCATTTTCTGTTCGATAATCTGTTTATCATTTTTGTATACGGCATCTTCTAAGGCATCTTGTAACGTTTCCGCAACGCCTATTAAGTCGGCTCTTGTCTTACGAAAGTAAAACTCGGCTTTTACAGGCGTTTCGATAATGGCGTGCTTTGCCTTTTTAGCCTGTATCCAAGCTTCATAATGCAATCCTTCTTGAGAAGACTTGGCTTTTTGGCTTTTATACTGGAACAAACGCCCGTCCCGTGTTCGCCCTGCTCTAAAGCTATTCTTTTTAGGGGTTATGGGCGTTGTAAAATATAGTTCAATTTGTGGCATGAAAAAACCGCTAGGAATAAGCGGTCTAATCATATCACTTTTATTTCTCTTTGTTTTTTACAAAGTCTTCGAGGCTGTTTTCTAGCTTTTGTAAGATTTGCTTTTTTAGGCTATCTCCTAATTCTCTCCAGTCATTTGCTATATGGAGCAACTCAAGATTCCCTTCAGCACGCATTCCTGTTCCGTTTTTGTGTCGGGTCAAGATTACGCAAGCTTCAATCTCATCAATAGTTGATACCTCGTGTGTTTCCTGACTTTCAACGGTGATTTTGAGCATACTAAGCAAACATGGCTACCAAAATGCCTGCGCTTACACCCAAAATGATAGACAGGGCAAAAAAGCTCACAACCAAGCACGAGAACACATACAGGGCTTTATTCCACCCGCCGCTAATTTCTCGTGTATCTCGCACGTTGAATGATTGCAAGATAGCAAAATACGTTATTGCGGTGTAGAAAATAAAGCCGATAAAGTTTATTTCCCCTTCCGTGATGCTAAGTGCTGTCAGCGCAACATACGCAAAAGGTGCAGTATAAGCGATTGCCAGTCCAACAGGGTGTGAGATAGACCAGTTATTTGTCATATGATTGTATAGTTATTATGTAGATTTAGATTAAAAAGGAATGTCCTCTAATCGGATTTCTTCGATTTGTGGCGGCTGTGCAAGGTTGGCAACATCTGTTTGGGTTACTGGTCTTTGTGTGTTTTTAGGGTCTAGCATAATAAGGTTTTCTGCCGTGATTTCCGTTCGTGTACGCTTTTGCCCGTCTTGCGTGGTGTATTCACGGGTTGAGATAGACCCCTCAACATAGACTTTGCTCCCCTTGCGGAGATATTGCGAACAGATTTCTGCCAACTTAGACCAAGCAACAATATTGTGGTATTCGGTTTTCGTTTGTTTTTGTCCGTCGGCACTTGTCCATTGCTCATTCGTAGCTACGGAGAAAGAGGCGACAAGCTTACCGTTTGGGGTGGTTCTTGCTTCTATGTCTCGGGTAATATTGCCGAGTATGGTTGCACGATTAATATTTGACGACATAATTATTTTTGTATTTTTCTTATTTTGTTGGATGCTCCTGTTTTCTTGTAAAGAAGACTGTGGCAAGAGGCGCATAAACGCACCCAATCTTCCCTATCGCGTAAATAATTCCCACTAACATTTGCCCAGTGAATTAAATGTCCAAATAAATCGGTCTTTAGACAATTCTCACAAGTGCTAGGCTTCCCGTAATTCTGAGTAACCCAACGATGTAATCCCCTATAACCAACTTTATTCCCTTTCCACATGGGATGTTTTTCTTTTACAACTTTTCTTCTGCCGCGACGGATAGCCTCAATTCTTTCTGGCGTAAAAGAATGTTTTGTGCAATGCGTCCTATACGGAGATATAGGAATTGAGCATACCCTACAAGTAAAAACTCTCCTCATAGAGTAGGGATAATAATGTTCAATTCGTTTGCTTCGAGAATAATGCGGTCAATATACGTTGTCATCTCTTTGGTTGATAATCCTGTGGTACTTGGAGCCAACATATACTCTTGCCCGTTATAAGCAACAAACTTTGGGGGAAGGTACTTAGCTTTGAATATTTCGTGAAGTTCGTTTTCTGTGTGTCCCGTTTCTTCTGCAATAACGCTTAGGATTGCCCAATATAAGCTGTTTTGTTCTAAAGTTCTATCCCGTTTTCTTTTCTCTATCCTTACCGTGAGAACGTCTTGCGGTGTAAACGTTTTTAGGTGTTGCGCAACAAGACTTGGGTTTTCGTATTGCAACTTCCCATTAAAGATTCTCGCCGTAAAGACTTTTTGCATAGGATTCAAGCTTTAAACGCTCTTGGTTCCAGTTTATGCGGGGGTAAGGTGCTAAGTCCTCACTTGTTGCATGGCGTAGGGCTAAGAGGCGATTTAACCGTTTATTTAGCCCTTTGCCCAGATGAGACCACACGCATAATCGGATAATTGCCCAAGCATCCGTTATTTGCCTGCCTTGGTACGTCCAAGCGTGTTCCATAGTAGACCGTCCGTCGCATATATGGTCATGGAATACTGCTTGCCGTTCGCATGGCGGTCTAGTACGGGCTATTAGCTCGTAAATACGCTTAGGTGTGGTGTGCATTACCAACGGGAGATTATATTGCCATCCTTGTCTTTAAATCCGCCTAGAAGAATAAGCCAGAAGTCAATCACGGCTCCCAGCCCAAAGCATCCAAAGGTAAAGAGCCAAATGAGACCCGTGCCAATCTTGCCTACGTAGAAGCGGTGAATGCCAAATACGCCGACAAGGAAAACCAGAATAAACGTTGTTGTGCGACTTTTTGTTGAGATTGGTGTGTGCATATTATGTAGTTGGTGGGGTTAGTTGTTTTTCGAGCATGGCAATAATTGTATCGAAGTTCTCTTCCACTAGTTCGATGTTGAACGCTGATTGAACGGCATTGTTCCATGCTTCTGCTGTTGGTGTTGTTGGTTGCAAGCCACATTGAGACATGAGTTTAACAATTTGGCTTTTTTTCGACGTTGTCGCTGGCGTTACTGGCTGAGTTTTGACTTCTTCAGCTGGCTCTTCTGCCTGCATCATTTCTTCCTTGGTATACACACCAGAAAGTTCAAACGGAAAGGCTTTGCGTAAAGCAAGGGATTCTGCACACTTGCCAAGCATGAGATATGGCATCTTAGCCCATAGGTTGGAATAACCGCCGTCTTTGCCCTTTTGGGCGTATTCGTCCCAACGTGCGGAAGCCGAGAAGACGCAACGTTGCCCTTGAATCATGCGGTATACAGTTGCTGTTGCTTTGTAGGGGTGCGGTTCTGTTTCGTTCTGCTCCCCTGTTTTTGTTAAAAAAACAATGTCATCAGTTCCTGCGTGTTCGCCTGTTCGGGAAGCGATAGTACGGTATCCATCAATACCCGTCTGAATAACCATGTTTTCGTCGTATCCATTTTTCGTTTTATTCCATGATTTACGCTTAGAAAAATAGATTTGATTTGTGAAAGGGTCTAGCCCTGTTCGTCCGCACACTTGAAGAAAAAACTCTAGTTCGGCATCTGTTGCCGTTTTGGCAACAGTATTGCGAAGTATCGTGATTTGCTCGGGTGTAAACGGTGTTTGCTCGTTCATATTGTGTAATGCGTGGGTTAATTCCCGTGTATATTTTAACACTTTGCGCCGATTGTGTCAAGATAGGCGATTATGTGCCTTGCCCCGTAACGCCCATTAGGTGAGCGGTATGCTTGCCAAGCCCCGTTTGTGGGCGACCACCTGTATCCATATTTTTTAAGCGTCGCTCGGGTTTCTTCGCTTGGCTTGCCTGTAAAAATAAACTGCAAGCGGTTATCTTCTACGGATTCACGGAAAGTGTACCCGTTACCGTGAATATCAGGTTGTTCTGTACGCTGTGCCATCTTTTCCAATAAGGCGATACGTTTTTGCGTAGAACGGATATTTGCCCCAATATTGCCAAGATAGAAAGACGGCAACTTTTCTTCACTATTTGCTCGGGCTTTTTTGTTAAGGCTTTTCATGGCTTCCCGCTCTTCTTCGAGCTTAACAAGTTTTTCTTTTAGCTTGACGATTGCGTCAGGGTCATCTTGTGAAACACCGCCAGTTCCTACGCCTTCTGCTCGCTCTTTGTAGGCTTTTGCTTGCTTTTGCAGAGCAAAGCCTTTTTCTACGGATTTAATCGCTTTTTCTTTTTTAGCCCTGAAAGCTCTTGCGCTGTAATGGTCAACAAGAATTGGCTGACCAAGGGGGATTAAGTCAAGGATTTCACGACCTCTAGTGTAAGATTCATCAGCTTTTTTTGCCGTCTTTTCTGCTAGTTTTTGCAAGCGTTCTTTTCGTGCCTGCAAGCGTGCCTCGTAGCTGTTCATATTAAACACCAGAAAGGCGTGTAACAATCTCATCAATCGATTCTTGGTCAGTTACTGGCAAATTGAGTGTTACGCCCTTGAAAATAAACCTTGTATATCCATTTGGCAAAGATTGAACGGTCATATCATGTAGTGAAGTAGTAATGATTGCGCCGTCAGCCGTGAAGCAGTCGTAACCGCTTTGCGTACCGTCGGAGTGGGTGGAAGGTCTTTTTGCCTTCCTTACTCATATTATGCCACACTTGACGCCAAGTGTCAAGAGGTGGTGATTGAAGTAGATAACGGGGAGCTTGCTCACCACACAAGCAAGGGGGTAAAACGGCCTGTAAGCGGTATATGCTTAAGGGTTCAGGTTAGGATTGGGTAAACCCCCCCCTACCCCCCCCCAGATAGATGGATGGTGGTTAAAGGACTGAAGCACCCTCTTTATCCCTTGTATGGGAGAAGGCTGGCAACCAAAGTCATGATGTCTTGCTGGTCATATAGACACGAGGAAGATACATCAGGCATAGATTCATCATCTATGGTCGTGCCACTTAGCTTTCTACGGCTTCTTGCCTAATGGGACAGGAAGGTTGGATACAGATTTGATTGCGAGATTCTTCCCTCCTCGCCCAAGCACTGTATTGCTCGACCCCTAGGGAGAACAACCAAAAAGACCTGACTTGCGTCAGGCTCTTTGGTCAAAGGTGGTCCAACAAATTGTCATGCCAATAACTGGCAAGAGGATTGCTCCTTTAGCCAGTATGACACGAGAATCTGCTGATGTCCACCTTTGAAAGATGTTCATGCCCCAAGTATACACTATTTTTGCAAAAAAAGCAAAACATAGCCAAATTATAGCCTTATTGTACCAAAATCTAATGCAATGCTTGAGACAACCACACGTGGCGCAAAAAGTTATCCACAGTATCACTTGACACTTAGCGCAAGGTGTGGCACAATAGGAATATGGAACGGCAAGACCGCTTCCACCCCCCGAGGGGTACGACACATTGGCTACGGCTGATACCTCGACCCCTCCGCAATGCCTACTCAATATTACTTACACACGATATGAATCCTCTTATTCCTTACCGCCAACTTGTTCAACTCGCTGAATCGTACCAAACACGCCGTGAATCTTATTCTTGCTTCGAAGGTGAGCTAGGCTGGCAAGATTGGATGAGTAACTTTACCACGGCGAAAGACGGCGAACCAATCACAGAGCGTGAAGCGGAACGCATCAACGCTGTACTACGGCAAGCATGGCAAGAGGCGGAATCAATCTTCTAACCTATGAACGAACCAAAACAAGAATTAACTGCCCGTGAGATGCAACGACGAGCTACGCTTGCTCGTCTGGCCAACACAACTCCAGAAGAACGGAGCGCAAAAATGAAGGCGGTAGCCGCTAAACGTGGGGCTGATGCCTTCCGTGAGATGCAACGCCGTGGAACCGCAACGAAACGTGCAAGAAAGCTTGCCAAGCTAGGCACTTGACACTTGGCGTCAAGTGTGGCACAATATACCAAGAGAGGAAAGAACCTCTCATAATCTACACAATATGAATACCAACGCAATTCAAACACTAGAATCAATCACAAGCCAAATGCAACAAATTGACGAATACATCGAATGGGGTATCGCCATTTGTAAGTCTTTAGACGCAAACCAATGCGGGCACATTCGCAAACAGATTGCGTTGGTAACCGAGCAATTAAATCAAGTTCGCAACACAATCTAATATGCGAGACTTTAAAGATGTGCTTCCTTCTAAGTTTGGCGAAGACGAAGCAATCGCAGAACGAGACATAACCGACAAAGTTGCAGTTAAAGTTCAAACTGAATACGTTGCTGAACGCAAAACTCTCGCAGAAAAAAGATGGTCCCAAATCGAAACGGCGGTGAACCTTCGTGTTGACGGATTGAAAAGCGAATGGCTAAGCAATGCCAAGCGCAAACTACGAGCGGTTGTATACGACGATAACTTTGAAGCGAAAGCCAAGTCTATCTTAGACGAAGCTTGGAGTCTATGCCTAACCGATTTTAAGAACCTCTAAGTATGTTTTATGCCGTATGGGCTTTGGTGCTTATTCTTATTTTTCTTTATGTCTTAATAGACATATACAGAACAGATAAACACCTCTTTGCCGTTACAATAGTGTGCATTATCGTCGGTTTATCACTCGGATTCTTGGTTGGATTGGTTCTATGACCTTCCCTTACGGTCTCATGCCAGCAATTGGCACATCTAACTGTTGCGACGCTGGTATCTACCTCATAGATATTTGCATGAAATGCGGTGAGCATTGCATTCCCGCCGAGGGAGAAAGCAACTAGCAATAGATGTAAATCTTACCTACTAACCCTCCACACTTCGTTTCTCGTCTATGGGTGGCGCATCTCATTGGGCAGTACCTCATGCCATGCGACCACGACGACGGTTTCGCGGTGTACACATTAGGCTCATCTATTCATCTGTTCCTTACATAACTTTATGCAAATCAAAAAAGCTACGGTCCTCTCACTCATCGAAGCAGGCGCACGAATTGACCGCATCTCCCGTCTCAAGAAGACCACGGCAGAAGAGCAGCTCACGAACGCAAAGCAAGCTATCCATTTTGTACGAAGCGTCCTCACAACGCTAAGAAAACTGAAGTAACCCACACAGGGGAGTACCCCTCCCCTGTTTCTATACACTCATATGCCAACCCTTTACAAGTTCTTACGGACAGGGCTCAAGTCAGAATACGGTAAATGCAAATGGACAGTTGGAAAATGGAAAAAAGAAGATAGGGCCGAGGCATGTAGCACTGGATTCCACGCAAGCGAGAAGATTCTAGACGCGCTAGCCTATGTTAAAGGTGAGATACTCGCGGTGGTAGAAGTACGCGGAGAATGTGACGCGCAGGATGACAAGCAGGCATGGACGGAGATGCGTATTATCAAAGCCTATGAGTGGACAAACGAGGAATCTGTGAAGCTTGCTATTTTCTCCGCAGAAACGGTGATTGGAATCTACGAAAAGCAATACCCACAAGACTCACGACCACGAGAGGCGATAAACGCGGCAAAAACATGGCTCAACGACCCGTCGGAAGCAAATAAAGCCGCCGCCCGTGCCGCCGCCCGTGCCGCCGCCGATGCCGCCGATGCCGCCGCCCGTGCCGCCGCCCGTGCCGCCGCCCGTGCCGCCGATGCCGCCGCCTATGCCGCCGCCCGTGCCGCCGATGCCGCCGCCCTCGATAAAATAGAAGCTTATCTCCAGTCTCGTATCCCAGAACTCACTGAAGTATGTACACCCAAGAAAAAATCGAAAGCCTAGGGCAAAACGAGATCATTGTGGTTGGTACAAACATGGCTGGCGCTCACCTAGGCGGTGCAGCACGCCACGCGTTTGAACGCTTCGGCCTAGCAATGGGCGTAGGAGAAGGGCTATCTGGCCAGTCTTACGCCTTCCCTACGCTGAATAAAGACTTCTCGCCTCGTACGTTGCCACAGATCCGCGATAGCGTGATGAATCTCTACGAGTGCGCGCTTGCTCATCCAGATAAGACGTTCCTCGTAACCAAGGTAGGGTGTGGTATCGCGGGATTCACCGCAGAAGAGATGCGCTCGTGCTTCGTGGATTACGATAAGCCTGACAATATTATTCTACCCATTGAGTTTTCCTAATATGCCCATCTACACATACCCCCAGCTCAAGGGGAAAATCAAAGTCGGCGACACGGTGAGAGAGGACGGAGATTTGAAGAAGGTTACAAGCGTAGATGATGAAACGTTTTGGACTGGTGATGATACTTTCGGATACTTTGACGATTCGGAAGGCTCCCTTGAACTCCTCGAAGAGAAGACCCTCGACACGGTAGACGTGGGTGATGTGTTGGAGATAGTGGGGAAGCACGGTGTTGAATACACTATTGAAGACAAGGCGCAGAATGGGGTTGTCCTATTCGTGTCTAGCAGCCAAAGTCAATACACCTTCCCAGCTACACGCAAATACCTAAAAGTAAACGGCTACACCGTCAAGCAAGCCCCTCAACCCGTCATCATGACGCGCGAGGAAGCCGAGAGAGAGCTAAGTAAGGACGGTAAGCAGGTGAAGATTGTATGAGCCTCACGAAGTATGTGAACATCAAAGGAGAATACATCAACTACGATAGTGAAGAAGACGAGGACAGGCTCATGGAAATAAACGACGGTGATTCGATATTCTGCTCCCTTGAGACAGCCCGCGCTATCCACGCCGAGCTGACGGAATTATTCGCTATCTTGCATGAGAAGGTATGAACCTCTCTAAATACATCGGCAAAACCTTTCCAGCAGGGAAGACGATAACGGAACTTGGGATAGATACGAGCAGGAAGTTCGTGGTGGTGAAAAGTTTTGGCCCTTTTGTGGAAGAAGACGTAATAACAATAGCATGTGATGAATATGATGCAATGCCCATAGTTCGTCGCATTCATGACGGAATGAGTAATTGGATGCCGCTTGATAACCTCGCCTATCTCGAAGAGGAGGATGAGAACGAGAAGCGATGGATCGACGGCCAGTCCAAAGGTGGCAACGGCTGGGCTATCAGCGGGTTAAATAAACCATATGAGCCTCGTTTGGGAGATAAGGTACGAAAAGATGGTGTCATTACGGGCGTGTGTGGGAATGGAGGTTGCGCAGTCGGCTTTAGCGACGACACTGAAGTGTGGTTCGGCCCCAAAGAAACAAGCGACCTCACCCTCATCTCTCGCCCTCCTCGCACTCTCACAAAGGCAGAAGCGGAGAAGATGCTCAGCGAGAAGCTGGGGGAGGATGTAACGATTGAGTAGTGTATGCTCACAGAAACACAAATGCAAAATCTCATCTCCTACCTCGTAGATTGTCGTAGTCTAAGCACGATTATAGACCGTCTGGGTCTAGCAGAAACGCAGGAAAATCAGGACATTCTCACAGTAATGTACGAAAAGCACTACAACGATTTATACGAGTTAAGCGACCGCACGAAGGAAGAGCAAAACGAGATTCTCGCTAACGTCTACAAAGACGCTAATCGTCTCACAACCCTATGACAACCAATGAACAAGAACAGCGCGATGAGCGCGTCGATCGCCTAGAAAGGGCAGTTATACAGCTAGTAATCTTCTCTATCATACACGCGATACTCACTCTCTTGCTCGCTATACTCCTAGCTATTCTCGTGGCTTGAGTAGCCCATGTGCTATACTACGTCTAAGCCACGGAAGTGGTGAAAGACACGCAGGGGGAATCTCTCCCCCCTCGCATTTGCTAGATATCGTGTTACCTAGCGAATGCGGGAAACCGCAAGCGAAGTAGACAAAACGAGTCGGTACTCCCGCCCCTCTACTAGGGACGTATACGCTACAAGGTCGCTCAAGGGTGCAAGTCCCTTGGCTCTCGCTGAAGGCGTGTGATGGTGTGGAAGTTTTATCTCGTAAGAGGTATCACCGTGTACCCACATCATCGCTCGCCTCCAGTGGGATACGCCCACAAAGGAGGACACCATGTACACGACGGCATTCATCTTCTTTCTCATCGGGTTCTGTGTTGTGTGGATGAAGTACGGAAACCATCCGTGAAGACCACCGACACGCATCATTGGCTGCCTACCTCACGCTTCCCGCTCTACAAGTGGAAGGCGTGGAACCGCAAGGTTACCTTGCGCAAGCGGCACGTTCTCATCCACGCCCTGTGGGGGAATATGACCCTGTGCGAGATGGCTCTTGCCCTCTTGCAAGAGTTCGGTCCTACCGACTCTCGCTATCTCACGGAAGACCCCGCCTATACGGCACTCATCCGCTATCTGGAAGGAGCATGCAAATGAACAAGGACGAGATGAAGGAAATGCACGTCGAGTTCTACGACAAGAACGAAACGACGTACATCAAGATTTGGGTCGTTACCATGGACGGTGCGAAGGTGGTGCTCGCCGACACCGAGTGCGACTTCGTCCACATGAAGATTGTCCACAACCGCAGGCTGGAAAACTGATGAAGCTCCACGTCGAAGGATACGGGACGCTCGACTTCCCCGACCTCACGCACAAGGGCATTCCCCAGCTTCAAGCTCTCGCCTACCTCTGCCCTAACCTCACAATCAATGCGTGGACGGGCGACGGCTGGTTGCGCATCAAGCTCTCACGCATCAACTTCCTTTCTTGCTTTGGCCATGCGCTTGACGTGGACAAGGCACAGCTCGCCGCTCTCGGCGGCTATGACGCAAACGGGTCTCACGTCCCGTAAACCTCAACCACTGGCGGAATACGCCATGCCTAACGGCAAGAAAGATACGAGGTGCCTGCACGCCCACCTATAAGGGCGTGCTTCTAACTAGATTGAACCTTTTATGAATATCCAAAAACTTAGCCTGAAAAAGTTTACTGAAGTAAAAGGGCGTGGGACGAGAGACATTTCCATACGCCCAAACCGCTCATTTGGCATACCGCCTCTCTTTTACAAAGAAGAAAATCTAGAGCAGTTCAGCCATGCAGATTTATACTTTGACGACAACCAAAAGGTTATCGCATTTCACTTCTTAAGTGGCGACCATGCAACGGAAAGTGTAAGATTAGTGAAGCAAAAGCAAGGCGATAGGATATATACGGTAATCAATGCTATGGCGTTTATGAGAATCTATAAGATAGAACCAGAATCCCTCGAAAAAAAATACCCCGTTACAAAAACGGAAATCGAAGGTATTGGCTTGGTCTATTGTATCGCGCTAAAAAAACGCGCTTCATAAACCTTAACTATAAAACGCCTTAGTAAAGATCCGTTGGCATCTTTTTCCCAATACCAACAAAACAAGCCAGTTGGTTTATATCCGTCCCTTATGCACTTTCCTCTTTGTTCTACACCCTCTAAGCTAGAAGCCTACGTTGACCGTTGTAAGGAAATAATCGACCAGTCGCTAGACGAGTACCATAAGGCGTGGAGAACAGGGTTTCCACGAGATAAATACCTCACACGAGCGGACTACTACGCAGGGAGGCTGCTCAAAGCGGAGGAGCGTCTAAAAGAGCTGAAACTGAAAACATAGATTTTCTTATTTACACTTATGCAAACCAAACAAGAGCTTCAAGAACGTGTGAAGACCCTTCGTGAAGAAAAGAACCGCCTCGAAAAAATACACGACGAGATGCAAAAAGCCTTTAGCGAAAAGCGCATAACATGGGAAGAGCTTAAACCCTCTTTTATAGCCTTCCATAGAACAAGCGTATTGCTTGCGGAAAGCGAGCTAGACCTTGATAGAGCTTGGCGATAAATATGCACCCACTTTTACTTCTTGCTATCATTGTTTCGATTAGCTTCATGGCGGGCTTTTGTTCGTATGTCAGTCTACGCAATGCCTACGCCCGTGCCGTTGGCAAAGATGAGATAGACTTTTACACTTGACAACCACACGACTATCATGTAAGATAGCGAAGCCTTATCGGGGGTGTGTTCTCGCACATCATGGGCGAAAGCCCTAAACCTTATGAGAAACACGAACACGCTGGATACGTCTAGCGTGTTTTGTGTTATACTAGTTTTGAAAAGATATGCGAGGTGATTCTTCTTGCCTTTGCTCGCTCGTCGTTTCAGCCATGCGTAGCCTACTCTCTCGGAACACGAACGAGCGGGTTGATGTATCGATACATCGCAAATCCCCTTACGGGGATTTTGGCTACCAAAAAAGCCCCTTTGGGCTTTTTAGATTAACCGTTTACAAGAAAGTGGAACGATAGCACTTCAATTTGTTTAACCAATGCAATGCCAGCACCACCAGCACCACCATCACCAGTTCCTGGACTTCCAAGAGCGTTTAATCCACCAGAACCGCCAGAAACTGTTAGCGTTGCAGTGTTAGCTGTTACAGAACCTTTATAAAAGATTCCTAACGAACCACCACCACCGCCACCACCGCCACCAGTATAATAGTTTGAACCATTATTTGTTCCATCAGAGCCATTTGACCCGCTAACATTAAATGTTGACGTTATATTAATGTTTCCACGGACGAGAAAAATAATACAACCACCGCCAGCACCACCATCACCGCCAGCACGAGAACCGCCCGTAGAGCCACAACCAGCACCACCACCATCACCACAACCAAGAATATCTAGCCAATGCGAAAGATTAATTGGCGAAGAAGACGTTGCACCGACAAGCAAGCCAGTTCCGCCACCAACGCCAGCGACCATGCCTGTACCACCTGAACCGTTTTCGCCAGTAGAACCAGCCGTTACACAAGATGCACCACCGCCACCACCAGGAGCATTAAACGTTGCAGGGCCAGTAGAAGTTGACCCACCAATACCACCGCTAGAAGATACTTTTTGTATTCCTTTACCAGCCGTACCATTTACTGCTGAATGAGATATCGCACCCGTGGCACCAGAGCCACCACGACCACGACCATCAACGGCGGGGTTTGTTGAAGAAGTAACGGTTAAATCACCGTTTACAAGAATAAATACACGCTTATTTTGATGGTTTGAACCAATAGCTAGCGCACCAGTTCCTGTAATTGAAACGTCTTTATATTGATAAACGTTCCTCGTTGATTCATTTAGCGTTGTTGTACCGCTTGTAATACTTAATGAGCCGTCGGATTCATCACCGTAAGGAGGCGTGTCTTTATCGGTATTCGATAAAATTAAAAATGAATCGTCAGTTGAATCATAAACTGCAATAACGCTTGCATTTGCAATAATTTCACCAACAAACAAAGCAGAACGGTCAAACTTCTTCATTGTTTTTGCTCCGATACTGTTGATGTTTAGCGTTGGTGTTCGTGTCGTTGTGGTAAAACCAGAGCGAAAATGCACAAGCATTCCGTTAACATACGACGTGATTTGCGCATCTAATGAAAGCGTTTGTACGTCAGCAGAACCACCAGAAGTGGCATAATCACCTCCAAGAAGCACATCTAAACGCAAGTTGTTGTATTGCGTCGCAAGAGCTGTTGCGCCAGCAGAAGTTGTAGCAGATTGCATATTAAGCGTCGTTACAAGTAATCGTACTTTGTACGTTTAGACTCTCTAATGCTGATTTTACGGTTGTTGTAGTAAAGCGGTTGAACAATTGACCCGTGTTTGCCGTACCCGTTCCATCAATCACAAATCCGTATTCTTCAAAAGTTCCGTTTACTTCCGTAGTTGTGTAGAAGTTTTCGAGGTATGCAACGTTAGACGCAAACGTACCGTCAGATAACGCTTTTCGGTATGTTTCCGCGCCCAGTTGCGTATCGCCAATCGTTGGTGCTGTGGCACTTGTTCCCAATAATCCGTGGCTTACCGTACCAGAATATGTTGTGATGCCAGCCAAACGTTGCATAAGCACGCTACGCCCAACCGTACATGTTACGTTTTCAACACACGTTTGCTTACGCAAGAAGAGCTTATTAAACTCACGCAAAACCTCTTGATATTGTGCATGATGAGCAAGAAGAAGAGCCTCACCTTCTTTTCTCCAAGAAGCAACGTCAAGAAGCGTTCCGCCTTGATTTAAGATTTCAAGAGCTTTTTTCTCAACAAAGCGCAAAATGCTCGTACGATTTTCTGCTGATTTTCCAAGAAAAGCCTGCATTTTATGGGCTTTTTCAGTTTCTACACGACAAAGATTGAGAATATGCACTCCCTTAACCTTTGTTTTTGATGCTTGTGTTAAGTTTATTTCCATAATGGAAACTATTTGATATTATTTAACCATGAAAACATGCACAAGATGCCTCAAATTACTACCGATATTATCATTCTACATTGAAACGAGACGTGGTAGCAAATATACACGACCAGAATGTAAGACTTGCCTTAATAACCGAGTAAGAATCTGGAAAATCACCAACAGAGAACACGTAAAAGAATCGATGCGTGCATGGTCTTCAAACAATAGAGCACATATTCGTGCCTATCAAAGAAAATGGTATTCAGAAAATAAAAAACGTTTACTGAAAAAAACAAAAACAACTGAGCGAAAAGAATACGAAAAAATGTACAAGCTTAAAGAGCCAAAAAAGCAAAAAGCTCGGATAACATTACGTAACGCAATAGCACTTGGAAATATACTTAAACCAGATTTTTGCAGTGAATGCAACAAGCAATTCCCTAAACATCAGATACACGGTCATCATTATGACTATCTAAAGCCAACATCAGTTATTTGGCTATGTCAAGCGTGCCATGGAAAGGCTCACCGTTATAATTAGCCAAACTCAAAGAGATTCCAACGGGTTGCAAGAGATTGACCCGTTGAAGCTTCCCATTGCCAAGGCGGTGTCGTTGTAACGACATTGTTAACGTCCGCCGTTTCCGCCGTTTCTGTATTTGTCGCTTTTTTGAATCCTCCTTTCGCTACGGAAGAAGATTCGCTTGTTTCTATATCCTCGTTTGCCGTTACGAATGTCTCTACTACTTCGTCAGGGTTGACTTCAATGCCTCCTTTTTGTGCAAGAAGCTTTTGCATAAACTCAACCCATCCAAAAAGCGTTGTGCCAAACTTTACATTGTAGATAAAATAATCTTTAAAGTTTCCGCCTCTTTGTGTAATGCTTATTGTTTGAATAACGTAATAAGCATCGAGCCCACGGTTTGTTTCGTTGATACGGATAAGTTGCCCAGCTTTTAGACCGCCTTTATCCGTGATAAAGCCACCAGAGATAATTGGGTTCGCGTAATCTCGTACCTTTGCTTGCGCGAAGGCAATGGCGGTATTTGTATCAGTTATATTTCTATCTGTTATAGGGTCAAGGTCAAATATACCGTCCCCAAAGCCAAGAGCCGCTAAAGCGTTAGAGCTCGATGTATCCGTATAGCGTACTTGAATCGGTAAACGCTCATTATACTCAAAACGGATAAATTGCGACGTGGTAAGTGTTGCAGTTGTTTCTGTGGCTCTTACTGATTTTTCGTTAGAATTGGCGACATAGTTTACCGTTGTTTCGTCTGTAAGACCTTCAACGCCTACTGTTGCCACGGAAGCAAAGAAGCTAATAGTATCGCCATTTGTTTGTGATGGGATAGCTTCTACGCTTACGTTGTTTGCGTCAACATATGTTACTTGGCGTACTGTGTTTGAACGTGTGCGGTTAATAATATGGTCTCCCGTAGCAAGAGGGTGTCCAGTTATGCGAATGTTTGTGGTTGTTGTGCCAACTTCTGCCGACGACGTAGTGCCTCCATCGTCTACGCTTAAAGATAGACCGTTAAACTTCGATTTCAGCACCCATTCACGAGAAGCATTATTGCCTTGGATAACCTGTGAATATCTTGCAGAAGAAGTTTTTTCTCCGCCTCTTACTAAAATACGGTTGCCAAGCTGTGAAGCATCAACGTCAATACTTAAATCGTCAAAGTTTTCACCGCTAGAGGTTATTTCAAACGGTGCAGGCTCGTTTGCTTGGACGAAAAAATGAATGTCTCGCTCATAATCAACATACCAAGAATACGCAAAAGACTTAGCAAGCGTATTAACAATAGCCGACGGTTTTAAGGAAGGCGCACGAAACTCACTAAAAATGTTTGTTGATTCAACGTTAAAAAGGGTGAAGCTTCCAGTTTGATTTACACGCAAGCCATTTACACGGATAGTTCCGTTTGCTGTTTCAGCAATAACAAAGGCGCAATAATCTAATGCCGTCCAATCAGGTGTTCCCGTAGCCGTTCCACTCGGTAGCTTGACCTTGCAATATTGCCAGTCGGTTGTGTTTTCTAGCGTAATAGGCAACGCAAGATAGTTTGAAGCATCTGAACCAATACGAACGGTCAAAGACGTTATGTCAGCAAAATCAGTAGTCTTTAACCAAAGCATCAACTCGCCTTCCAATGGTTGCCCCGTAGATGCACCCGTAAGAACGGAAACGTCTCTTGCCGTTGGCGTACCGCTAAACGTGGCTGTACCGCCAGAAAATACCCAAGAAAACACGGCGGAAGACGTAGCTTCCATATAGTCGGCTGCATCTACCGTTGGATTCGAGCCGTCTCCCGATTCTGTATACTCCGCTTGAATAGCCGTATTATCGGCATACGAAAGAGTATCAACAGTAGAATTGTAATTTACTGTTGTATTTACAAAGTCGTTAATAATATACCTTGCGTCTACGTCTTCCCAAGTATCAGATACAAGCTTTTTGTCAAAGATTTTTGTATAGTCAATCGCCGTTACGTTGTATTCAATAACGCTAATTTGCCCGACGTTTTCATCTTCTACGCCAGAGATAACACCGCCAAAAAGAAGCACGCCAATCTTGTCATCTTCTGCAACGCTTCCGCTAGGTGATGCTGTAAGGACGATTGTACGGGTGCTTTCTGTGTAGCTCAAAACATGGCACACCTCCTCATCTGCATCACCAATGCGAATAAAGAGCCTTTGCCCTATACGGAAACGTTCAACATCAACTTGGTACGAGTCTTTAAGAACGATTGTAGCTCCCGTAGCAGAAGCAATAAGAGCATAAGCAAAAATACGCAAATCTTGGTTTTCAACAGGTTTTGTACCCTGAAAAACACGGAAAGAGGCGTTATCTGTGCGTTGTTGTATTTGGTTTGTGATTTTGAGAGTGTTTGCTTGAACATCAGCCGTTCTATCCGTTCCGTTAATCTCGTAAAGCATCATACAGTTGCAGTAGACATTTTGACGGTGCGAGTAAGTTCACGTCCAATGCGTTCGATAAGGTCTTCGCCAGTAACATCACCGTTTACAATGATAGTAAGGTTTTGTCCTCCCACACCGTAGTTTCGTCCACGGGAAAGAGGCACAACGGCTTCAGGTCCTGCTTCTCCAATCATGGCAAGGGTTGGCTTGTTCACAATACCACCATCCGCAAGCATAGGGATTTGCGGGATTTCAGGTGTGCTAATACCAGTGATTTTTGAACCAGCCTGTACAACCATATTGACGAACCCTAGTACCTTGTTAATTTTGGCGATAATCCAGTTCAGCGTGTCGGCAATAACCGCTTTGACAGAATCGAACACGCTTAAAGCAACATTTTTTACGCCTTCCCATAGTGAAGCGAAGATTTCTCTAATAGGCTCAACCCAGTTACGAATCTTTTGCCCCAAAGCTTCAAGTGCATTAA